AAAAGGATCAAAATGGCTGTGTACACACCAAAACCAAAAGCTGATAATCTTTATTCAACAAGAGGTGCACCAACAGCATTTGAACGAGATGAAACCAATTCTCAGTATAAAACACAAAACTACATGTATCCAAATGACTTATTTGCTTCTGATGGTCGTTATGGTGGAAGCTATGCTATATTCTACATTAATGTGAATATAGATTCTAAATTAGGAAAAGAGATAGGGGATGATTTTGTAAAAAACATACCACCTAGAGATCAAGGTGATTTTATCGCACAAGATCTAAATAAAATACAATTATTTGCAGCCAATGCTACCCTTAATGCTGGCGGTGCGCTGTTGGGTAATGCATTAGGTATTGGTGGTGCTTCTGCAGCTGCAGCTGCACTAGGAACAGTTGGTGCTGGTGCAGCAGCTAACTATGCTGCTTCTGCCAGTCGCAAACAGAAAAGATTAAAAACTGCAATTGCATTACATATCCCAAATCAACTTCAAATACGCTACGGAATGCAGTACAGTGAAGAAGATACATTAGCAATGGCTATGGCTTCAACAGGTATTGACGAACTTCTTAAAGCAACTCTTGGTGGTGGTAAAATTAAAGATCTCGGGGATCCTGTTCAGGCTGCAGTAACAAATCTAGCTTTATCTAAAGGTCCAGGGGCTGGGGCGATGTCAAACGCAACTGGATTAGCAGCAAACCCTAAAAAAGAACAAGTTTTTAAAGGTGTAGATTTTAGAACATTTCAATTTGATTATCAGTTTTTTCCAAGAACTGCAGATGAAGCATTGAATGTTAAAAGAATTTTATATGAATTCAAATATCATATGCATCCAGAGTTTAAAGATGCTAACAACTTTGTCTACATATATCCCAGTGAATTTGATGTTTTCTATTATCAAGGTGGATTAGAAAATCCAAACTTACATCGACATACAAGTTGTGTACTACAAGATATGACTATCAACTATACTCCAAATGGTAACTTTACTACCTTTGATAATGGCATGCCGACACAAATCAATGTAACACTAAACTTTAGAGAACTTGCACTCCTTACTAAAGATAAAATCAAGGATGGTCTATAATGTACTTTAAAGAGTTTCCACAATTTTTATATGACTTTAAATATAATGATTATGAGACAAGAACCTCAATTGTAAAAGACATTACACGAAATGTTCGCTTTCGTAAGGAAGTCTTAGAAAACATTTCTGTGTACGATACATATGATATTGTCGATGGTGAAACACCAGAAATTATTGCAGAAAAGATTTATGGTAATCCAGAATATCATTGGATCATCATGTTGGCAAACCAGCGTTTTGATTATATAACAGACTTTCCATTGGCAGAACCACAATTAATTAAAGTAGCTGAAGATGTTTTTAATCCAGCATTTACTGCTACTAGTTTGACGTATAGTGGTACTACAATTACAGTTACTGCACCACTTCATGGATTATTAGTATCACCATCGACTTCAGTTACATTATCAGGTGTCACTGCTTCTACTAATGCACCAAATGGTACATACATGATAACCTCTTCTACGATAAATACATTTACATTCACAGCCAACTCTACCCCAACTGGTACTATTGGTGGNACTATTAATGTTAAATCTANTGGNGTTGAAAATTATATACACCATTATGTTAATNCTGCTGGATATATTGTAATGTCAACTGCTGCTGGTGCTAGTTCAGTAACTAACATACAATTTTTTAGAGATAAAAATGAAGAGAAGCGCAGAATAAAAATTATCTCTCCGAGGATTGTTGAAACTGTTCTTAGAGATTACAAAGATTTACTATAATGAAATCTAGTGAAGTATTAAGATTTGCTGGCGATGTCAGTATTGATAAAGTTAGGATAATAACTGAAAAAGGTTTTTATCAAGATGTCAGTGCGCAAGTAATAAATGTACAGGTTTATGAAGATATATTTTCACCATTTATTACTGGCAGTTTAATTTTAAAAGACTCTCTTGATTTAGTTAATTTGTTCCCATTTATTGGTGAAGAATATCTTGAATTAGAAATAAGCACTCCTACTCTTGAACAATTTAACATTAAAGGTAGATACTATATTTACAAAATGAGTAACAGAGAAATGACTGGAGATAAATCTGTTGTTTACCAATTACATTTTATTTCAGTAGAAGCTGTTGTTGATTTAAATAAAAAAATTAGTCGTGTATTTGCAGACAGAATATCAAAATTAATTGAACCATTCATTAAAGACAAAACATTTGGTCTTGAATCTGATAAAAATGTTTTTGTTGAAGACACACTTAATAACTCTAAATATATTTCTAATTATTGGACTCCAATACAAAATATTATGTACTTGGTGTTTTCATCAATCAATACAAATAAATCACCAAACTATGTGTTTTTTGAAAATCGTGATGGNTTTTACTTTATAAGTTTAGAATCACTTTATACTAATGCAGTGTCNCAAAAGTTTGTTTACGACAAATATACAAGAGATGATATTCCACTNGGTGGAAGTGNAAGAAATACAGAAAAAGATTATCAACGTATTCTTGATATTAGTATACCAACTGTATTTGATTATATGGATCGTATTCGTTCGGGGATGTTATCATCTAGACAAGTATCTTATGATGTAACAAAAAAAACATATACTGCTAAAAACTATAATATGTTCCAGCGTTTTGAACAACAAAAACACTTAAATGAATTTCCAATTAATTCAGATAGTAGTACCTTTAGATCCAATTCAAAAATTATTAATCTTCCTAAAAACTTTGGAAACTTCAATGGTTTTGGTGATGTTACTTATGCAAAATCTAATCAAGAACGAAATTCATTGATGAAATTGGCAGAAGCTAACAAGATTAGTATTACAGTTCCAGGTAGATGTGATTATACTGTTGGACAAAAAATTAACTTAGATCTTAAAAGAATTGAACCCTTGTCTAAAAAAGACGGAGATACCACAGACAAAATGTTTTCTGGTAACTATATTATTGCAGCTATTAATCATTATGTTGATAGAGAAAAACATGAATGCAATATGGAAATTATTAAAGAAACATCTATGATGAATATGAACGGAACACGATAATGAATTTTTACTATGGTATTGTAGAAAATAGAAGTGATCCACTAAGACTTGGCAGATGTCAAGTGCGTATAGTAGGTTTGCACACGCATGATAAATCACAACTACCTACTGCAGATCTTCCATGGGCAGTTGCTGTTCAACCAGTAACTTCTGCTGCAATGAACGGTATCGGACATACTCCGATTGGTCCAGTAGAAGGCACGACTGTAATTATTATCTTTGCAGATGAAGATCAGCAACAACCAATNATGATGGGAACTGTTGGTGGTATTCCAAATACACCTGTTCCTGTAGACAAATCTGATGATGGTCCAATTACTACAGGAAGTAAAACAGAAGCTGTACAAATAAGAACAATCCCTGGACCAACTTCTGGAAAACAATTGACATTGTATGATCCAGAAACTGGTAATACTAATTTAACTTCAGGACTAAAAGCTAACATGAAAGTGCTGGCTTTTGGTATTCCAGCAGAAACATTTATTGTTTCTATTGATAGTGGTACGCAAATTACAATTAGTTATTCTGTTGTTGATTATGTTGAAAATATTCTTAAATTTGAAGATCCACCAACTAACTTAGAAGCAGTTACTCAAAGTAAAGTAAATGTACTAACAGATGGATCTGGTAATGTAGTAACATCTGGGGATGGTACACCTGTAACAACAGGAACAACTAGTGAAGAAGTAAAACCAACATCAACTAATACTGCAATACCAACAATACCACCTGCAAAATCATCTCCTAATCCAACAAAATCTACTGAAGGCATTAAAGCATTAATTGCTGCATGTGATAAAGTAGGGTTGACAACCAAAGAACAAAAGTGTGCTCTGTTAGGTATCGCTGGTGGTGAATCTAGATGGATACCTCAATTAGAAAGTTTTAACTACAGCGAAAGTAGATTAAAACAAATTTATTCATTTGCTACACCAGAAGATATAGCCACATATTCAAATGCCTCAAAAAAGGGTATGACAAGAGCGGAGTTTTTCTCATGGGCATATGGACCAACAAAACGTGGTAAAGGTTTTTTAGGAAATCTTACTGATGCAGATGGTGGTAAATATTTTGGTCGTGGATTTATTCAGTTAACTGGTCGTGGTAACTATAAACGATATCAAAATCTTGCTAATGCAACTGGACTAAGTTTAGATATTATTAATAATCCTGATTCTTTAGATACGGACATTAATGTTTCTGCACTAGTTGCTGCGCTGTATATTAAAGACAGAGTAAAGGGTGTTACTTCAAGCAAACATCCAGACTTCTTTCTTGCTGCTAAAAAAGCAGTTGGTGTTAATTCTCCAGACATCTCTGCACTAAAATTATCATATTATGAATACTTCTACGGTAAAGCATCAACTGGTGGAGTTGAAAAAGATGCTGGCTCTCCACCAGCAGAACCACCAAAAGATGGCGATGATTCTACTCCAAGACCATCCCAAAAGAGTATTGAATCTGGGTCATTCACAACAGGATTTAGAGATCCAAATAACAAATATCCACTAAGTGAGTATATTGGTGAACCAGACACAAACAGATTAGCTCGTGGTATTATTGATGGTACTATTGTTGCAAAAAAAGATGCAGTACGTGCACGTGGTATTCCAAAAGCACTAGATCTTGGTTCTTGGGACCAACCTGAAGCAACTTTTGGTGCACAATATCCATTCAATAAAGTATTTGAAACTGAATCAGGACATGTGCAAGAGTTTGACGATACTCCAGGATATGAAAGAATTAACACATATCATCGTTCAGGAACATTTTCTGAAATAGACCCAATGGGTACACAAGTAAACTATATTGTTGGTGATAACTTTGTGTTAATGGAAAAAAATGGATGTATACATGTATCAGGTGAATTAAATATTACTGTTGATGGTACTGCAAATATCTACTCTAGAACAGATGCTAATATTCAGGTTGAACAAAATGCTAACATTAAAGTTGGAAATAATGCAGACATTGGTGTAGCTACTGACTTAACAATAGCTGTTGGTGGCGACATGAAAGTTAAAGTTGCTGGAGATTATTCTATTCAAGCAGCAAACATTTATACTAAATCAGATGGAGTATCCAATACACAAGCTGTTGGTGCTCTAAGTATTAAAGGTGCTGAAACAAATATTGAATCTGAGGGTGATGCAAATTATCTAAGTGGTGGAACCACCAGTATGGATTATTCACAAGGACAGTTTGGTAATGGTGCTGCTGGAGCAACTGATGTTGAAGATGTTCCGTTAGTTCCACCAGTTCTTGGTGATCCACTTAATCCTGTTGTTCCATTTTCTATACCACCAGAAAGACAAATTGAAGAAAAAACTACAGCTGAAACTCCTGATGATTATGACACGCCAGAAGGTCGTGCAGCATCTGCTCAGCAAGCTAGAACTGAGGGTGTAGTTGGTGCTCCAGACCCAAGTGCTTCAGAAGAAGCTGCAGCTATTACTAAACCATCTGCTAATGCNAAAGAAGTTGACGTAGATACAAGTATTATTAAATCTACACGAGAATTNACAAATGATTATCGTTTGTCTAAAAACTTTACACTAGGCATGTTGATTGATGGTGGTGTCGGTGGTAAACATAAACTTGTTAACCAGATGCTTAGAGAAACTAAAGAAGGTCCAGAAATACTATTTACTGTACAAGATATTGTTTCTAATTTAGCATTCACTGCGCAAAATTTACTTGAACCTGCTCTTGAGGCTCTTCCAGGTGGTATTGGTGGATATAAAACTCAATGGAGGATTAATTCTGGGTATCGCCTTCGTGGTCTTGTAGCAAATGAATCTGCCACTTCAGATCATTGTAAAGGCAGGGCAGTAGATATTGGTATCTTATTACCAAACAAAGGGCAAAAAACATATGAATATGTTCAGTTGTTAGAAAAGATACTGCCATACGATCAAATTATTCTTGAATATCGTTACCCAGAATCTATCTGGATTCATATGAGTTATAAANCTAAAGGTACAAGAAAGATGGCATTTACAATGGTNAATGACAGAACTTATAAAAGAGATTCAAAGGGATTTCCTGCTGGATTTGTACTTATTGACAACATACCACCAAAATCAGCATAATGGCTTGGACTCCTTCATTAACAGATCTAGGATCAGTAAATGAGAATGTAACAATATCTCATACTATAACATATATTGACGATATCACTGCGCTGCCTTACCCAGTTATTATAACTGTAGATCAGGTTAATCCAAATACCATTGTTATCTCTGGGAATACACTTTCTGGATACTACAANGACTCTTTTAATAATACTATTACATACAGAACACCAGAAGGTACTTTTCCCGTAGTTACTAGGTTTAACGAAATAGATTTAAACAACCTGTATCAAATGATTTCATACAAGGCTAGTCCTGTTACGTCTAAGACTTTTACATATACTGCTAAAGCAATGGATGGAACTACTGTACTGAGTACTCAAGTATACAGTAAAACAGTTACCAATGACTGGACCGAAGGTAAAAATAATTTACAAACTTTTGTAGGGTATACCACATAATGCCAGCCATTAGTAGGATAGGAGATATGAGTACAGGGCACGGATGTTTTGCTCCGACTGCACTTATTCAAACTCCAGTAACAAAAACTTTTTTTAATGGTAAATTAGCTTCTGTGGTCAATACAGGATGCCTTCATGCTCCTCATGTATGTGGGGTTGTTACCCACGCTGGTGCTACAAGATCTCCAAATAGTGGAGCGAGTAAAACCTTTATAGAAGGTAATCTAGCTGCAAGAATAGGGGATAATATTACATGCGGAGATGCAATTGCCGAAGGATCTAGTAACACTTTTGTAGAATAACCTAAATAAACAATATGGCAAGAAATACAAGAATCTTTTCAGATCTAGACCTTAACTTCACTAAACATCCAGTGACGGGAGACATAACTCGCCGATATGACGACAATGCTATCAAGCAGTCCATAAAGAATTTATTATTGACCCGAAATTTTGAGAGACCATTCCACAGTGAAATTGGTTCTCCGATTCGAGCAATGTTGTTTGAAATGCCTGGACCAATGTTTACAAATATGTTGCAACGAGCAATTATTGATGTTATTAATAACTTTGAGCCAAGAGTAGAAATTTTAGGTGTCAGAGTAGATGATTCTGTGGATACTAACTCTGTTTACATAACATTAGAATTTAAAATAGTTAATACCGAGAGACCTATAACTCTTGACCTAGCATTAGAGAGAACCCGATAATGGCAAATAATAAAAGAATTAAAGTATCAGAGTTAGACTTTGATACTATTAAAACGAATTTAAAGACATTTTTACAATCACAGAGTGAATTTTCAGATTACGATTTTGAAGGATCTGGATTAGCTGTACTTCTAGATGTTCTAGCATATAATACCCACTATAACGGTATCTATACAAACCTTGCTGTTAATGAGTGCTTCTTAGATTCTGCAAGTAAAAGAGCTTCTGTAGTTTCATTGGCAAAAATGCTAGGCTATATGCCACGTTCAGCTTTAAGTGCCAAAGCCACAGTTAATGCAACAATAACTTCACCAACTACTACGCCTTCTACTGTTACTATTCCAGAGATGCAGCCATTTTTGACATCAATTGATAATGTTNCGTACANATTCTATAATAGATCTTCTACAACTGTTGCTATTTCTAGTGCTGGTACTTATACTTTNACTGGGTTGGTTCTAACCGAAGGTACTCCACTTCAATACAAATATACTGTAGCTGCAGGAGTTCGCTTTATTATTCCTAACGCAAATGTAGATTTAAGTACTTTAACAGTTAGTGTTCAAGAAAATTCTTCTTCAGGTGTTTATCAAAACTTTACTCGTGCCGATACAATAACTGATATTACAGAATTTTCTAATGTATACTTTGTTAAAGAAATTGATGATGGTTTATATGAACTTTCTTTTGGTAACGACAACATAGGTAAAGCACTTTTTAATGGTAATGTTGTTACACTAGATTATATGGTTTCTAGTTTAGAAGAAGCTAATCTTGCATCTTCATTCACATATGGTGGTGTTTCTATTGCAGGAAGTAGTTTATCTGTAACAGCAACTGCTACAGCTGCTGGTGGTGCCAGCCCAGAGAGTATTGATGAGATCAAGTTCAATGCACCAAAATATTACGCTTCTCAAAATCGAGCAGTAACAACAGAAGATTATAAAGCAATTATATTAAAAAACTTCTCAGAAGCACAAACAATTTCAGTTTGGGGTGGCGAAGATAATGATCCACCAATTTATGGAAAAACATATATTTGTATTAAACCAAAAGAAGTAGACAAACTAACAGATGTCCAAAAACTGTTTATTACTAACAATATCTTAAAATCTAAAAATGTTCTTACAGTTATCCCAGAAATTGTAGATCCAAAATTTTTAAACATTCGTGTTACTTCTTTTGTTTATTATAACCCAAGATCAACTACGAAAAGTGCTGCCCAAATTGAAACTCTAGTTAAAAATTCTATTATATCTTACAATACTACTGATTTAGAAAAATTTGATTCTATGATGCGCTACTCTAAATTACTTAGAATTATCGATGAATCAGATCTTTCTATCATTAATAACTTAACTCGTGTAATGATTCATTATCCAGTTGATGTTAAATTTAATATTGCGTCAAGATATTCTTTTAATCTAATTAATCCAATTTCTCAAGATGGCGGTGCACAAGGTTCTGTCTTTGCATCAACAGGATTTTATATTCCTACTAGTAATGAAATACATTATTTGGATGATGATTCTGCTGGAAATATTCGTTTATATTACCAAAGCAGTACCCAAAAAATTATTGTTGATCCATTTATTGGTACTATTAACTATAGCTTGGGTACTATAGATATTAACAATTTAAATATCTCGAAAACTTATAATTCAGATTTTGAATTGCAGATTAAACCTGAATCTTATGATATAGTTTCTGCATTTAATAATATCATTAGAATAGATCAAGNACTATTAGAAGTNACNGCTATTGCTGATGATACGATTAATGGCGATTCACAAGCTGGAACTAATTATCAGTTTAATTCTATTAGAACACTTTCAACGGATTCTTAATGAGTCACATT